TTACGGCCTGCAGTCATTTACGTGTGTCCGCGAAATTGGATAGGGGGGGGATTTGACATGCCCAGCAGCCTCGCACGCCTCGCCCTGGGACTGGCCGAAAACCTGGGCACCAGGCGCATGGAATCGCAGTGGAATGTTAGCAAGTTTAGGAGAATCTATGACCGCAGGCCGTAAACCAAAACCTACAGCGCTCAAAGAGTTGACCGGGAACCCCGGTAAGCGCGCTCTTAACAAACAAGAACCCAAAGCGCAGTCAGCCATCCCGCCTTGCCCAAAGCATTTGAAGGGGGAAGCCCGCAAGGAATGGCGGCGTGTCAGCAAGGAACTGGTCAACCTCGGCATCCTGGCGCGGGTTGACCGGGCGGCGCTGGCTGCGTACTGCACGGCCTGGGCCACGTATGTGCTGGCCGAGACCACGCTCGAATCCGAGGGACACGTGATCATCTCGGATAAGGGCAGCATGTCACAAAACCCCTGGTCGTGGATTGCAAAGTCCGCCAGGGAGCAGATGGTCAAATTCGCAGCCGAGTTCGGGATGACGCCCAGCGCCCGGTCGCGCGTCAGAGTGGATAAGCCCGATGTGGAGGGCGAACTCGAAAAGATGCTGTTTGGCGGCAGCGTCAGTGTCAAAAAATGACTGGAAAGCGGCAGAAGGCAGACTTACATCCCGCGGAACAGTACGCCAGCGACGTGTTGGATGGCAAAATTACGGCTTGCAAGTGGGTTAAACTGGCTTGCGAGCGCTACTTTGACGACCTGGAACATGGACATGAACGCGGATTGCGCTTTGAACCCGAGCGCGCTGAGCGCGTGCTACGCTTCGTGGGGATGCTGAAACATTCCAAAGGCAAGTGGGGACGCGGGCCAGGGGAGTATATTCGGCTCGAACCGTGGCAGCAATTCATCATCTGGAACGTGTTTGGATGGCTGCGCGCTGACGGGATGCGCCGATTCCGCACCCTGTGGAACGAAGTGGGACGCAAGAACGGCAAAAGCACGCTCGGCGCGGCGCTGGGGCTGTACCTGGCCTTTGCAGATGGCGAAGCGGGCAGCGAAGTCTACAGCGCGGCCACCAAGCGCGACCAGGCGCGACTGGTCCATGCGGAGGCCATTCGCATGGTCAAGAAAAACAAGGGGCTGAGAAAATACGTCAAGATTTTCAAAGATAATCTTTCCCTGGAAGACACCAATAGCAAATATGAACCGCTGGGAGGCGACTCGGATAGCACGGACGGCCTGAACGTGCACGGAATCGTGGCGGATGAGGTCCACGCCTGGAAGAGCCGGGATATGTGGGACGTGCTGGAAACCGCCACCGGCTCGCGCGAGCAGCCCATGATGGTGGCCATCACCACGGCGGGCATGGACCGGCAAAGCATCTGCTGGGAAAAGCACGAATATACCTGCAAGGTGCTGGAGGGCTGGCGGGATGGCTCGTTTGTGGATGACACCTGGTTCGGAATCGTCTTCGCGCTGGATGACGGCGACGATTGGCGCGACGAAGCCGTCTGGCCGAAGGCCAACCCTAACCTGAACGTCTCGAAATATATTGACGATTTGCGCATGAAGGCCGAACGCGCCGCCAAAATGCCCGCCGCGCAGAACAATTTCAAGCGCCGCGAGCTGAATATGTGGGTGCAGGGGGACGCAAAATGGATGGAGATGGACGCCTGGCGCGCCTGCGGGGGGCCGGTGAGCGCCCTGAAACTGCCCGAAAAACTCAAGAAGCGCGAGTGCTACGGCGGGCTTGACCTGGGCAGCACGTCCGATTTGACCGCTTTTGTGCTGGTTTTCCCGGCTGAAAATGGCTATTTTGACGTGGTGACGCGCTTCTGGCTGCCCGAAGACGCGATTGAGCCACGCACCCAGGAGGGCACGCACTACGATGTGTGGGTGCGGGATGGATACATCCAGGCTACGCCGGGTAATATCCGCGACGATGACTGGGTTTATGAGCAGATTGACCAGGATGATGCCGCCTTCGATGTCCAGCAAGTCGCTTTTGACAAATGGGGGGCCAGCAGCGTGGCCCAGGTGCTTCAGAAAAAAGGCATGAAGGTAGTCGAGTTCCGGCAAGGGATGGCGAGCATGTCGCCACCCATGAAAGACCTGGAGCGGCTGGTGCTCTCGAAGAAACTACGGCACGGCAGCAACCCGGTACTGACCTGGATGGCGGATAACCTGGTGGCCGAGACGGATGCGGCGGGCAACCAGAAGCCCAGCAAGGAAAAAAGCCGCGAGAAAATCGACGGCATGGTGGCCTTGATTATGGCGCTCGACCTGGCGCTGCGCCACCCCAAACCGGAATCCCCTTACGCCAAGCGCGGCTTGCGCGTGCTGGGGATGCCGAAGAAGTAAGCGAGAGTGTACAAGTGTACATTCCGTTAATCCCATAGTTGGAAGGCTAAGAAATGAAACCTTATTACCAAAATCAGAGCGTCACGGTTTACAAGTGTCAGTTTCAAAAGGTGATTGAGCAAGTAGCGAATAATCAGCCTTACGAAACAATTGTGATAAGTGACCCGCCTTATAACATCGGTTTCAATGGTTACGATGAATATTCAGACACCATGCCCGATGACGAATATATCGAAATGCTTTGCGAGTTGCAGAAGTTTGGGCGGGTTGTCTTGTGTGATTATCCCATCCAAACTATGAAGTATATCGTCCCTGCTTTGGGTGTCCCTGACGCAGTAGCATCTTGGAATTACAACGCCAACATTCCAAACCGTTTCAGGCTTATCAGTTTCTATGGTTGCAAGCCTGATTACTCCCGCGTCAAACAGCCCTATAAAAACCCAACAGATAAGCGGGTTGCTAAGTTGATTGCAAACGGAAGCGAAGGCACAAACCTTTACGAGTGGTGGACTGACATTCAACTTGTAAAGAATGTTAGCAAAGAAAAAACAAGTCACCCTTGCCCCGTTCCCGAAGCCTTGCAGCAGCGCATTATCAAACTTGTGTGCAATGAAGGTGATATTATTTTTGACCCATTCGCGGGAAGTCTAACCACCTTGAAAGCCGCAAATGATTTAGGTTATAAGTCAATCGGGTGCGAACTTTCCGAGACATATATTCGTGAAGGTTTAGTGCGTATTGGCGTTCATGGGTTCTCTACGCCTTCCAACACCGCTTGCACACCGACCGCCTTTGGCGTTGAATCACCAGCAGTTATTCCCCTGCAAAGTAGTTTTATTGCAGAAGCACCATCCGCTACACACGGCGGCGGGTGAAGCAAACCGTTAGCCGCCTATGAACCTACCTTTGAACGTCCACAAAGACAGCGCCGAAGCCATGAGAACCATTCTCGGTTTGCATTTTCCTGATGGCAAAATTCTCGATGTCAATCATTCTCTTGGTGTGTTCTATAAGAAAGTGAATCGGGATGTTGTCGGAATTGATATTCGTCCTGTCACTTCAATCATTGCAGATAATCGGGCTTTGCCTTTTGCGTCTAATAGTTTCGCCGTTGGCGTGGCTGATCCACCATACCGCAGGGGAAACGGCGATACAAAATATGCCGAAAGATATGGCAAAGCACCCTATACAGCCAAGCGCGTGAGCCAGCAATACTATGATCTTTTGCCTGAATTACTCCGCGTGGCAACCGATGGAATAATTATCAAGGCACAGGATGAAACAGACGGTCATCGTTTTTATCATCGCATGTTTCATCTTGTGCAATTCGTCAAAGAACTCACAGGTTTAGAGCCGCATGATGTGACCTACTTGGTCAAGAATGGAGTTATGGATAACAACGTGAAAGGTAGAGAGCGGCACTTCACCGCAAATTGCGCGTCTTATTTTTTGGTGTATCGCTGGGCGCAGAAATTCCCGTTCAAGCCTCTCCGCTTCAATAGAGCGGCGGCTAACACAGCATGCACCCGACAGGGGGGATTCGTCCCCTCCCAAACATTATCCACGCCCGATATGTTTTCTGCTATCGAGCATGAGCAAACGCCCGCCCCCTGCGGGTAATGCAAACCGTTGGAAGGCCATAATGAGAGTCTTGATAGCGTGTGAATTTACAGGCAAAATCCGCGACGCCTTCGCCGCTACCGGCCATGAAGCGTGGTCATGTGATTTGCTACCAACGGAAACGCCAGGCAATCACTATCAAGGTGATGTGAGAGATATTCTGTATACCGAAAAATGGGATTTGCTGATTGCTCACCCGCCTTGTACTTATCTCTCACGGGCAGCCAATCAGGTTTGGAACGCGCCAGGCAGAGCCGAAAAACGCCAAGAAGCATTTGAGTTTTTTATGATGTTCGTAAATGCTCCAATCGCTAAAATCTGTATCGAAAATCCGGTAGGGTATGCAAACACGGAATACCGAAAGCCAGACCAAATAATCCACCCGTATTATTTTGGTGAACGGCATTTGAAAAAAACATGCCTTTGGCTGAGCGGGCTTCCAAAACTTTGGTACTGGCCGGTTGATGATTTGTTTGGAAAACGCACGATGACAGATTATCCAGAGCCGATTTACATTGACAAAACGCCACGCAAAAAGAAACGTTACTTCACAGACGCGGGTCATGGTGGTCACGAGCGCAGCCGTTCTTTCGATGGCATTGCTCAGGCAATGGCGCAACAGTGGGGTAGCCTGGCCTTCCAACACTGCGTCAACTCCGACGTGGGGGATTCTGCCACGCCGCGAGATTTTATCTATCCTGTGGCGGGTTCGTCCGCTCAGGCATTATCAACGCCCGCCCCACGCGGGTTACGCTAACCGTTCGACGGCTGTTTTACGACATCTTCAGGGGGAATGTCAATTTTGCAAGAAATTGCCTATTGACATTCATAGAATTTGCGTGCTATACTTTTGGCGCAATCGAATATCTTTCGCAGTCCTGGTGAAGTTGACCGGGACACCCTGATGGAGACGAGCGCCCATCCTTGCCGTGGCAAGGATGGGCGCTTTTTTGTTGCTTTTTGCGGAGTTCTCAAAACTGATGGCACAGGAAAATAAGCGCAATGCCGATAGACCCCACCCCGAGCCTGACCAATATTTCGGCGCAATACCCGCTGATTGTCGCCATCATCATCCTGGTGTTCGTTTTTCTCTGGTACATGCGCGAGGAGCGCAGGGACGCGCACACGGAACGCAAGGAAGAACGCCTGGCGCGGGCCGAGGAGCAAGGCAAGATGCGCGACTTCATGGCCGTGCAAAACGAGCTCTTCCTGCAAGCGGTGAAGGACATCCGCGACCAAAATAATACCGCCATGAGCCGCCTGGCCGAAGAAATTAAAGGCATTTCGGGCGAAGTATCCAAGATGAGCGGCACGTTGACCGCCCATGACACCCGCGTTCAGGAAAGAAATTCCAGCCGCACCCCCGTCCGCACCCAAGAATGAATAAAAATCCCGCCAAACAACCCCTGTTTCTCACGCTCCTGACCGCCCTGGCGGCCCGTTGGGGCACGTCTTTTGGGCGCTTTCTGGCCCAGTTTGACCGCTCGGATGGGCATTTTTACGGCGGAAGCGCCCTGTTATTTGCGGGAATCACCCAGTTGCACAGCCTGGGGCTGGCGCTGACGGTGTGCGGCGGGCTGTTCTGCGCGGTGGGCCTGTTTGGGGCCTTCCTGAGCGCCCAAACGCCCGAATTTGTCAATAAGCCCAGCGCGCCCGGGGCGCAAAAGGAAAGACGCTGATGTTGCGCTCGATGCTCGGCCAGAAACGCTATCATCCGTCCGAGGAACCGCCCGAATGGCTGCGGTCTGCCTGGGGCGGCTGGGAGACGGATTCCGGGATGGAAGTGACGCCCGACAGCGCGTTGCAGGTGACGGCCTGGTTGGCTTGCGTGCGCATCCTGTCGGAAGTGGTGGCGAGCCTGCCTTATATCACGTACCGGCGGCTGAAGCGCGGCAAGGAACGCGCCACCGACCATTACCTGTACCCGATTTTGCATGACATCGCCAACCCGGAAATGTCCGCTTTTACCTTTCGGCAGTTGTTGACGGCGCACGAACTGACGCGCGGCAATGGCCTGGCTGAGATTGAGTTTAACAAGGCGGGCGGCATCAATGCGCTGTGGCCGTTGGACCCGGATAAAACCGAGTTACAGCGCGACCCGGCTACCAAGAAGTTGTATTACATCGTGACCCTGCCCGAGCGGGTGGGCGGGAACAAGGTAAGGCTGGCAGCCGAACGGGTGTTCCACATCAAGTGGCTCACGGGCAACGGCCTGTGGGGCCTTTCGCCCACCTGGCTGGCGCGTAACACGCTGGGCATGAGCATGGCCACCGAGAAACACGCGGCGACGTTCTTTGCCAACGGGGCGGAGCCGGGTATTTTGCTGAAGACGCCCCAGGGCGTGACGCTGGATGATGACGCTTATACCCGCCTGCAAAACGACTGGGAAGATATGCACCAGGGGCTGGATAAGGCCCACCGCGTGGCGATCCTGGAAGACGGCATGAGCGTTGAGAAACTGAGCATGACCCAGGATGACGCCCAGTGGCTCCAGACGACCAAGATGGGCATTGCCAACATCGGGCGCATCTTCGGGATTTCGCTGGACATGCTGAACGAGGACGGCGCCAGCACCACCTACGCCAGCGTGGAGCAGTTTACGGTCCGGTTTAGGACTTTTACCCTGATGTCGCATACCACGCGCTGGGATTCGGAAGTGAACCGCACGCTGCTGGCCCCGGGCGAACGCGGCTCGATCTTCGTGGAGCACTTGCTGGATGCGCTGATGCGCGGTGACAGCGCGAGCCGCTGGGCCGCTTACACCGCTGGCTTCCAAACCGGCGTGAATAGCCCGAACGACATCCTGGAAGCCGAGAACCGCAACCCGTTTGACGGCGGCGACCAGCACTTCATCATGTCCAACATGATGCCGATTGAAAAAGCCGCGACGCAGCCCGCGTCGTAAGGAGAACGCATGTTCGATACCAACGCCATCCCTACCACCGGCATTGTCCGCGATTGGACGATCCAGGACATCCGCGCCGCGACGGTGGACGGCAAGCCGCACATCAGCGGGCACGCGGCCACCTTCGGCCAGCGCAGCGTCAACCTGGGATTGCCCGACCAGCCGTGGTATGAGCAAATCCGCGCCGGGGCCTTCACCGACACCTTGAAGGTGGATGACATCCGCTCGCTGTGGCAGCATGATGTGAACTTCGTGCTGGGGCGCAACACCAGCCGCACGCTGCGCCTGTGGGAAGACAGCGCGGGCCTGGCCTTTGAAGTCTTCCCGCCGGATACCGCCCTGGTGCGCGACTTGGTGCTGACGCCCATCGCGCGCGGCGACGTGAACCAGATGTCGTTCATGTTCGACGCCCTGGATGTGAACTGGATTCTGAACGCCGGGGAAGCCCCGCTGCGCGAGCTGGTGCAGGTGCGGCTGTATGAAGTCAGCCCCGTGACCTTCCCGGCCTACCCCAGCACCAACGTCAGCGCCCGCGCCGCACTGGGGGCGATGGGCATCAACCTTGATCCATTATCGCAGGCCATCCTGCGCGCAAACGCCGGTCAGCTGGCCGAAACGGATCGCGCGCTGGTGGAGGCTGCGATTGGTAAATTATCCACCCTGCTCTCGCCCGCGCCGCGCGCTGACGGAGCTTCACGGCGCAAGCGCCAACTCGAACTGCTCGCCGCCGAATCTGTCTAAGGAGATTGCTATGAACGAACGTGATTTGCTACAGAAGCGCGCCAAGTGTATCGCGGATGCGCGCGCCATCCACGAACGCGGGGAAGCCGAAAAACGCGCTTTGACCGCGGAGGAAGAAACCCAGTACAACGCTTTCATCGAGGAAGCCGCCAGCCTGTATAAGCGCGCCCAGCGCGCCGCCAACATGGAAAGCCTGAGCGATGAACTCGAGCAGTCCGACGGCGATGAAAGCGGCGCCCGCACCGAACCCGAAACGCGTTCTGACCCGCGCGCCCTGGGCAGCCTGCCCGAACGTTACGCCGCCACCGTGCGCCAGATGCAAGCCGCTGGCGACCTGCGCACCACCCCTGAATACCAGCGCGCCTTCCGGGGCTTCCTGCTGGGCGATAACGTGCGCGGCATCCAGAAGCAGAGCGAAAAGCGCGATTTGCAGGCCGATATTGACCCGCAGGGCGGCTTTCTCAAAAGCCCGCCGCAGTTCGTGGCGGGCCTGCTGCAAGCCGTGGACGACATCCTGTTCTTCCGCCAGCCGGGCTGGGCCACGGTGGTGCCGATGGCTTCCGCCGATGAACTGGTGGGAGTCTCGCTGGATGCTGACCCGGATGACGGCGAGTGGACTTCTGAAATCGGCGAGATTACCTACGATACCAGCATGGCCTTTGGCAAACGCTCGCTGAAGCCCAACACCCTGGCGAAGGGCATCAAACTCAGCCGCAAGTTGCTGCGGGTGGCCCCGGATGCCGAGCGCATCGTCACTGACCGGCTGCGCTACAAACTGGCCGTGCCGATGGAACGCAAGTACATGCTCGGCACGGGTGTCAATCAGCCCCTGGGCGTGTTTGTGGCGTCCAACGACGGCATCCCGACCAGCCGCGATGTGAGCACCGGCAACACCGCCACCACCATCCAGTTTGACGGCCTGTTGGAGGCCAAGTTCACCTTGAAGCCGCAGTATTGGGGCCGCGCCAAGTGGTTGTTCCACCGCGACGCCATCAAGCAGCTGGCCAAGTTGCAGGATGACGATGGCCGGTACATCTGGATGAACTCGGTGATGGATGGCCAGCCCGACACGCTGTTCGGTATTCCGGTGTATGTGTCGGAGTATGCGCCCAATACCTTCACCAGCGGTTCGTATGTGGGTATGCTCGGCGACTTCAGTTTCTACTGGATCGCGGACGCCATGAACCTGGAAATCCAGCGCGTTTTGGAGCTCTACTCCAAGACCCGCCAGATCGGCCTGCACGCCTGGCTCGAAACTGACGGGATGCCCGTGATGGCGGAAGCCTTTGTGCGGGTGAAACTCGCGTAACCCCCATCTACCCCCTTCCCGGCCTTCCCCCATCCTTCGGCTAGCGCTCAGGATGGGGGAAGGGGAATAGGAAACGGAGATAAACCATGAACCTGAGTAAGAACACCAAACTGATCTTGATCAAGGCGGCCCAGGTAAGCGCGGGCACCGCCGTCACGACTGACACGATTGACACGCAGGGTTATAGCGGCGTGTTGATCTTCGGCAGCATTGCCACCGTCAACGCCGGGAACTATGTGAAGGCGCGCCAGGGCGCGCTGAGCAACATGGGCGACGCGGCTGACCTGGCCGGGACGAAACTGGTGCCGGGCACCAACGGCAATTCGTTCCTGCTCGACATCTACAAGCCGCTGGAACGCTACGTGGATGCGCAAATCGTCCGCGCGGGCGCGAATACCGCCACCGGCGATGTGTACGCGCTGCTGTACGAAGCGCGCAAAGCCCCGACCAGCCAGGGCGCGACCATCGAGGCCGAGTTGCACGTCAGCCCGGCTGAGGGGACGGCGTAATTCTGTTTATCCGGCCCTGCCTGCCTGCGAGCGGGCAGGGCCCTAAGGAGCACTCCAATGCCAAAACAAGCCATTGCTTTTGATGTTGAGAAATACCTGGTGCTGGCGGGCATCCCGCGCGGGCCCAAAAGCAAGTTCTATTTTGTCGATCCGACCAACGGGTCTGACAACAATGTTGGCACGTCGTTCAAGGCGCCGCTGGCCAGCCTGGCGGCGGCCTACGCGCTGTGCGTGGCCAACCAGCACGATGTGGTGCTGTACCTGGCCGGGTCGAGCGGGTTGACGTTGACCGCGGCCCTGACCTGGGACAAGAGTTACACCCACTTGATTGGGCTGTGCGCGCCCACCCGCATGGCGCAGCGCGCGCGCATCTTCCAACTGGCGACCCTGACCGGCGCTTCGCCGCTGATCACCATCTCGGCGAGCGGCTGCATCTTCAAGGACCTGTATATCTTCCAGGGCGTGGACGATGTCACCAGCCTGATCAACGTCAAGTTGACCGGCGGGCGGAACTATTTCGAGAACGTGCATTTTGCGGGCGGCGGGCACGCCACCCAGGCCGTGAGCGGCGGCGCAAGCCTGCTGCTGGACGGCGCGGAGGAGAACACCTTCGTGAACTGCACCGTTGGTGTGGACACGGCGGATGCTGGCAACGGCATGATGGGCATCGTGTTTGACGGCGAGGCGCATCGCAATGTGTTTGAACGCTGCACCGTGCGCATCCGCGCCGGGAATGCGGGCGCGGGCTGGGTGAAGGTGGCGGATGCCACCGGCATCGACCGTGACAACACCTTCGTGGATTGCCTGTTCCTGAACAATTCGGCCACCGCCCTGACGAGCGGCTTTGTGATCCCGGCGGGGATGGGCGCGCCGCGCAAACTGCTGCTGAAGGACTGCATGGCGCTGGGTTCGACGAAGTTGGACGCCAATGATCGCGGCGTGCTGTATGGCAACATGAACGCCGTCACCGGCGCGGATTTGAGCGGCGTGGCCGTCGAGTTGATCAGTTAGTTTGCCCCGTTTCGCGGGAGGCGCTGAGCGCGTCCGCGTTCGGCGCTTCCCGGAAAACGCTGGAGAGATGCAATGCCTATCAAGCGATATGTTGTGCCCGTTACGACGGATGCGGATGGGAATGCGACCGTTTATAGCCCGGTTTTGACGGGGCGGATTTCTGCCATTCATTATGTCAAAACGGACTTTGCCAACGGCGTGGACTTTGCCATTACGGCGGAGGCCACCGGCGAAACGCTGTGGACGGAAGGCAATGTGGATACGTCCAAGAGCGTGGCGCCGCGCCAGGCCACGCATACGACCGCAGGCGTGGCGGCGGTGTATGCCGCGGGCGGGTCAGCGGTGCTGGCGCCCATCGCGCTGGCGGCGGACCGCGTGAAGATTGTCGTCGCCAGCGGCGGCGATACCAAGTCGGGCACGTTCCTGATTGTGACGGAGTAACCCATGTCGGTGCGCGTCATCACGGCCCCTGCCGAAGAACCCGTTTCTGTAGCAACGGCCAAACTGCACCTGCGCGTGGACAACAGCGCCGATGATACGCTGATCGGCACGTTGATCACGGCGGCGCGCGTGAAGGGGGAAGCGGCGGCGCGCCGGGCCTTCATCACGCAGACGCTCGAGGCGACGTTTGACGATTGGCCGAGCAGCTGCCACGCGGGCGGCCTGCTGCCCCTGCCGCGCCCGCCCCTGCAAAGCGTCACCAGCGTCAAGTACATCGACTCGGATGGCGTGGAGCGCACCTGGACGGATTTTCAGATTGACGCGCGCAGCGAACCGGGGCGGGTGTACTTCGTGAGCCTGCCCGGAGAAACGCTGTTCTTTAGCGGCGCGATTACGGTGCGTTATGTGGCGGGCTGGGGCAATGCCGCCGCCTGCCCGGAGCCCATCAAGCAGGCAATCCTGTCGGCGGTGGCGTATTGGTACGAGGTACGCGATGCCACGGGTCAATTGCCCGCCCCGGCGCTGGGAATCTTCCGCTCCTATCGCGCCAATTGGTTTTAGCCATGCCAGCAACCTGCCTTGCTGTTTGGTCTTCCTTCCGTAACGGCCAGGCCGCGCTCCTCCACGCGGCCTGGCCAATGGAGGCGCACTAATGCCCACCAAGCCTGAAATCGGCGCTTTGCGCAGCCGCGTGACCCTGCTGACGCCGTCCATCGTGACCGATGCGGGCGGCGCGCAGAAGCCTACCTATGCCATCGGCGATACGGTGTGGGGCAAGGTGAAGGCCGCCACCGGGTTGGAACTGATCGCGGCGCAGGCGGCCCAGGTGGAAGTGCCGATCACCGTCATCATCCGGTACCGCAGCGATGTGACGGCGGCCTGGGGCGTTTCGTACAACAATACCGACTATCGGCTGACGGCGGCGCCGGTGGACCTGGATAACCTGCATGAGTTCCTGGAGCTCAAGGCCGTGACGATTAAGGGGACGATGTGAAAGCGGCGATGAACCTGACCGGCTTGCAGGATTACCTGGAAAAACTGGCGCGCGCCGAGCGGGAGGTGGACGCGGCGGCGGACGAGGCGCTGGCAGCGGCAGGCCCGATCCTGTTTTCTGCCATCCAGCCGTTGATTCCGGTGGCGACCGGCGATCTGTTTTTTCACCTGCGGATGAATGGGCCCATCCGGCGCGATAACGAGCACTTTCTGTACGTGGAAATCGATATACGCGAGCGGGATGAGATGTTGAAGGCTCTGGCGCAGGAGTTTGGCACGCCAACGCAAGCGGCGCAGCCGTATATCCGTCCGGGCGTGCAGGCGGGCCGGGCGCGGGCGCGCCAGGCGATGAAGGCCGTGTTTGAGCAGTACCTGGAAGCGTTATGACCAGCATCTTCACGCGCACCGCCAACGCGCTGGCGACCCTTGCACCGGCCATCCCGTATGCGCTGGCGCCCTACCAGACCACCGGGGCGGCGCTGCCGGATGTGTTTATTGCCTACCAACTGATTACCAGCCCGGCAGAAGAGCACGCGGATGACGCCGAGACGCAGCGCCTGTATCGGGTGCAAGTGACCATCTGGAGCCGGGCCGGGCTGGCCGTGCTGCCCAACGTGGACACCGCGATGGTGACGGCGGGCTTTATGAAATCTGACGAGCGGCAATTGCCGCGCGACCCGACAAGCCTGCATTTTGGGCTGGCCAAAGACTATACCTATCTTGAAGGAGTGTAACCATGTCAACTGCTGAACAAAAAAGCGCGGTCGGCCTGCGCGATCTGTATGTGGCCGAGGTGACCGAGGATAGCGTCGATGCCTATGTGGCGGGCACGCCCGCGCTGCTGGCCCCGGCGGTGAACGTGAGCCAGGCGGCAGCCATCAACGTCAAGGAAGACTGGGCGGATGACGGCATTTTCGACGTGCTGACCAACGAAGGCTCGACCAAGCTGGAGATGGAAGTGACGGCCTTCGCCCCGGCGATGCTGGCGTTCATCCTTGGCAAGCCGTTTGACGCGGTGAACGGGCAGGTGCAGGATAACGCGGCGGGGAATCCGCCGGATGTGGCTTTGTCGTTCCGGGCGCTGAAATCGAACGGCAAGTTCAGGTATCGCCAATACCTGAAGGGCAAGTTCTCGATGGGCACGGAAGAGAATGCCACGAAAACCGATACGCCTGAACCGAAGCACCAGAAGGTGACGTATACCGCCTACAAGACGATCCACCCGTTTGCGCTGGCCGGGAGCATTACCGACGGCGTGAAAAAGGTTGACGTGGATGAAGACACCAGCGGCGCGAGCGTGGCAAACTTCTTCACGGCGGTACAGACGCCGGTGGTGGGTTCGCCCAGCGCGTTGACCTGCACGCCTTCGCCGGTGGACGGCGCGGTGGCCCAATCCACTTCGGGGGCAATCACCCTGACGTTTAACAATGCGATGGCGGGCAATGCCGAGGTGGGCGTTTCGCTGACCAGAGTAGATACCGGCGCGATTATCGCGGTAACTCCGACCTGGAACGCAGCGCGCAAGGTATTGACGCTGGGCCACAGCACGCTGACCGCGGCCACGCAGTATTTCATCACGGTGAGCGGCGCGCGCGATATTTACGGCCAATTGCTGGCGACGGCGGTGTACGACTTTACCACGGCGTAGACCCCCACCCGGCCTCCCCCAAATACCCGCAAAGAGCGCGGGTATTTGGGGGAGGGGAAAGACATAGGATTTTATGACAGCACCAATAAAAATTACGCTGTACGACGCGAATAACGAGGTGGTCGGTGAGTTTGAGCGGGCGGTGATCCCGTGGGGATTGCTGAAACGCGCTATTCGGCTATCAGAAGAGATTAACGCGGCGAGCGAACCGGTGGTTGAACCGGCGCCGTCGGATTGGATGGGGCGCTTCAAGCGCTGGCTGCACCGCAATGACCGCCAGGTGACCGGCGAGGAAAAGATGATGGATAAGATCGCCGAGTTTGTGGTGGAGGTGTTTGGCGGGCGCTTTACGGTGAAGCAACTGGACGAGGGCGCTGAAATCGGGGAGATGATGACGGTGTTGCAGGCGATCATCACCCGGGCGCAAGTGCTGGGCCCTACGAATCCGCTGCCGAAGGTGAGCCGGAAAAAACGGCATTAGGCGGCGGGGATTTTATCCTGGACGTGGAGTGCGCGCTGCTGGAGAAGCATCACTGGGATTATTTGACGCTGAATGCCACGGACATCGAAGATTTGACGGCTTACCTGACGTATTTCCCGGAATGGCAGCGGAGAACGAGCGCAGAGGCGGCAAAGCCCGCGCCAAAGGTAAAAGCGATTGATGAGGTGGATTGGATGTGACCAATCCCTTCCCGGCCTTCCCCATGCTTCGGCTACGCTCAGCATTCGGCTGACGCCCAGGATGGGCGAGGTAGAAAGAAGAGAACATGACAGACCCACTTGGCGTAAAGCCTTCGTTTGACACATCGGATTTTAAGACCGGGATTTCTCAGATGAACCAGGCGCTGCGCGTGCTGGATTCCGGGTTTAAGGCGAATGCGGCGGCTTTGGGGGACTGGACGAAGAGCGCGACCGGGCTGGAGCTGCGCGCCAAGAGTTTGGGTGGGCAGATCGATATTCAGCGGCAGAAGGTGGGGGCGCTGACGGCAGAGCACGCGCGGCTGGCGACGGCCCAGGGGGCGGATAGCCGGGCCGCGACGGAGATGCAAATCAGGGTCAATAATGCCACGGCGGCGCTGAATAAGATGGAGTTGGAACTGGAGCAGAACGGCCAGGCGCTGAACGAGGTAAAAAACAATAGCCAAAAGGCCACTACAAGCGTGCAGGGGTTGGGAACGGCGGCGGAGACGAGCGCCAGGCGCACGATTAATCTCAAGGGCGCGCTGGGGGGCGTGGTGACGGGCTTGAAGGCGACGGCGGCAGCGGCGGCAGCGGCGCTGGCGGCGATTGGGCTGATTGCAGGCGCGATGGCAGGGTTGGCAGTTAGCACGATTGGCCCAGCTAGCGATCTGAACGAAACCATTAGCAAGGTAGGGGTGGTTTTCGAGCAGAATGCGCCGAGTATAAGAAAACTTGGTGAGACGGCGGCAGCCAGTCTGGGGATGAGCGAGAATGCTGCGCTTTCAGCAGCAGCTACTTACGGTAATCTGTTCCGGTCAATGGGGTTTACTTCTACCGCATCGTCCGTCATGTCCATTAAGTTGGTTGAACTGGCGAGTGACCTGGCCAGTTTTAACAATATCGGCACGGACGAGGCTTTGGAGAAGTTGCGCGCCGGGTTGACGGGCGAAACCGAACCGTTGAAGAGCCTGGGCATCAACATGAACGAGGCCGCGCTGAAGGCCAAGGCGCTCTCGCTGGGGCTGATTCCGGCCAGCGACGATACCACCAAACTGGCAATGGCGGCCTTGCAGGCGGAGAAGGCGCAGGCGTCCTATAACGAGGCGCTGCGCAAGTATGGCGCGAATAGCATCCAGGCGCGGGAGGCCAGCCTGAAATTACAGGCGGCCACCGAAAAGGCGGACGAGGCCGGAAACGCCAGCGTAACGGTTTTGACGGCGCAGCAAAAGGCGCAGGCAGCCTATGCCATCATTATGGAGCAAACTGCGCTGGCGCAGGGCGACTTTGCGCGGACATCCGGCGGGCTGGCGAACCAGCAGCGCATTTTTACGGCGAAACTGGAAGACAGCCGCGCCAGGATGGGGAATGCCTTCCTGCCGGTGGTAACAGAGGTGACCAAGGCGGTCAATAAATTGTTTGACAGCCAGATTGTGCAGCAGGGGATCGATAACCTGGTGAGCGGGATTGGCAAAATCGGGGAGGCCTTTACCCCGCTGTTGGAGGCCATTGGCGATTTTGACGGCGATTTTAAGAAGGTTACTGATGCGGCGATTGGCACGCTGGACAAGTTATTCCCCAATCTGCGCGGTCAGATTGACGGCATTATCCAGAAGGCGCGGGAGATGGCCCCGGTGTTTGCGGGTGTGCTGGCGGCGATTGGGGCGGCGGTTTTGGCGTTTGTGTATACGACGCTGATTCCTGCGGCGATCGCAAGCGCGACGGCTTTGGCGCCGGTGATTGCCGGGATGCTGCCGATTATTGCGATTGTGGCGGGCATTGGGCTGGCGGTGGGGCTGCTGGCCGCGGCCTGGCAGAATAACTGGGGCGGAATCCGGGAGAATACGGCGGCGGTGTGGGCCGCGATCCAGCCGGTGCTGGCCGGCATCGCGCAATGGTTTGGGACGAATATCCCGGCGGCAATCAGCACGGTGAGCGCGTTCTGGACGAATACGCTGTTCCCGGCGATTAAGAAGGTGAAAGATTACCTGGACACCAACATCTTCCCGCTGCTGAAGGCGCTGGCCGACTTCCTGAAAACGGTGTGGGGCAAGAACCTGGAGATTGTGGCAGCGTTGTGGAATAACGTGTTGTACCCGGCGCTGGTAAAGGCTGGGGACGAGATTGCGACCAAACTAAAGCCGATCATGGAGGACTTTAGTAACTTCATCGAGACGAACGTGACGCCGGTGCTGGAAAGCCTGGACAAGTTGGTGAGCGAGAAGATCGCCGGAGGCTTTGCCTGGCTGGGCGAGAAAATCCAGGGCGTCATTGGCTGGCTGAATGACATGATCGCGCTGATTTCGGGCGTGACCCTGCCGGATTGGATGACCAACGGCGGCGGAAATGGCAACGGGAATGGCGGCGGAATCACGCCCCAGGATTTGCGCCCAACTGGCGGGCTATTTGGCCCCAGTTTACGGCGTGGGTTGAGCCTGGCACTGGCCAGCGCGGCGCTGACGGGCGGCGGATTGGGAACGGGCCGGGGCGCGGGCAGCGTGAATAACGATAACAGCCTGCAATTGCGGGCGCAGCAGATCATCTTCCAGGGGCCGCAGACGCCGGGCACGGTGGCCGCGGCGGCCCGGCAGAAGGCGCGGAGGTATTAATGCCGCCACAAAGCATTAGCACGTGGAACGGGAATGACATCAATTCGGCGAGCCTGCGGGCGACGCTGGTGAACGGCATGGCAGCGCCCGGGGCGAATGTGGTGTTCATCGAGCAGCCGAATGCGGATGCGGTGCTGGCCGGGACGTACACGGTCGAAAAGCGGAATCTGGATTTGCATATCCGCGTGCTGGATTATGCCAACCGCAAGGCGCTGCGCGAGCAGTTGATGCTGTGGTTCAAGCGCGGGACGCGCGGGCTGCTGGTGGGCCGCTTTGACGATGGGGCGGATTATCAGATGGATTGCCAGGTGGGCGCGGCGCTGGAGCAGAGCGTAGACGACAGCATGGTGTTTATCGCGCACCTGGAAAGCGGGGCGACGGCCTGGCGCGCGGTGACGGCGGACACGGATACCTGGTCTCCGAGCGGGGCGAGCAGCAATAAGGTGATTACAGTGGGCGGCACGGACGAGACGATGCTGTCCATCTCGCTGACTTCGGTGACGGCCCCGGCGGGCGTGTACCTATACCAGAATATCGCGCAGTTGATCAACACGCCGGGCATCGCGCACGGGCTGAAAGCGTGCTGTATTGTGCTGGACACGGCGGCGCTGGTGACGGCGGGCAAGGTCAAAGCAGATTTGAGCGACCTGCGGATTATTGACGCGGGCGTGTCGCTGCCGCGCTATATCAGCGATGCGAACACGGATCACACGCATATCTGGTTTGTGGTGAACATGGCGGCGGGGCAGACCTTGACGCTGAACCCGGGCGTGGCGCAGATTGAGACGGCGACGGCGACCGGGACGATCACGCTGGCGGGCAACGCGCAGGTGGTGGTGACGGCGGCGGGGATGACGGGCAGCCCGAAGACGTTTAACGTAGCGGTGGCGCTGAACGATACAGCGGCGCAATGGGCGACGAAGGTGAAAAACGCGCTGGCGGCGGATGGGGCGGTGACGGCGCGTTTTGCGGTGAGCGTGACTAATAACCGGATTTCGCTGACGCGGCTGGTGGCGGCAGTGAACGACAGCACGCTGAATATCGCGTTGGCGAACGGCACCTGCACCGGCATTACGGCGGCCCCGACTTCGAGCAATACCCAGGCAGGCAGCGCGTATAGCATCGCCGGGGCGGGGAATATCACGTCCATCGAGTGGGAGGTGAGCACGGCCACGAAAAGGGCGCTGGCGGCGCTGCCGCAAACCTTCATCGTGGTGCATGGCACGGAATGGATGCAATGCAAAAAGACGGCCACCAGCCTGGTGAATTGCAAGACGACGGTGGTGAAACGCGAGGCCTTTGGCACCGTGATGCAGGCGCACGCGGGCGGGGATGTGTTCAGTTATATCCAGCACCCGCTGGTGATGTATTACGGCAACGAGGCGGCCACCGACCCATCCACGGGGGTGGCGACTTATAACAATAACCTGCCGCTGTTTGACCTGGCCGCATCGGACATGACGCAGGCCACGTGGCTGGCGACTTCGTTGTTTTACGTGGCCGGGGCGACCACCCGACCGGGGGCGTGGACGCCGTTTATGAGCCGGTTGGGCGCGAACAGCAAGTATTATGCGTTCAAGGGCGCGGCGACCAGCGGCGACCCGGCGCTGGGCAGCAAGGCGGCGGCGTATCTGGCGGGCAGTTGGAAGAGCGACACGGTGAGCATTGGCTGGAAGTTTGGCGCGCCGGGCGGGATTCGGCGGATTACCTGCACAGGGCGAAAGTATCGGAGCGGGACGAATTGGCCCGCCACGGCAGAGTTGCAATGCAGCGCGAATGGCAGCGATTGGACGACGGTCTTTAGCGAGGCGACGCCCAGCAGCGCGGCGAGTTTCCAGAACTGGAGCGCGCACACGAATGTGGATATTGACAATACCAGTAAGATGCTCAGGTTAATCCTGGCGGGCGTTTCGGGGGCGGTGGCGAACTCGTACCAGCTGTTTGAAGCCCTGACGTTTATCACCTATTGGACGACGGCGAATATCCCGAGCCTGACGCTGCTGGGTGAGCAAAGCAATCATCACCTGGCGGTGCGGCTGAATAACGTGGCGACGGCGGGCGTGAAAAGCGTGGATGACAGCATCGATCTGGAATATCCGATGAAACTGGCCAAGGAGATGGTGATCGATGGGGAGGCGCACACCCTGACGTATGAGGGGGTGAACGCGCACGGCGCCATGAATTTGGACGACGAGAGTCGGACGGTGTTCATCCGGCTGCTGCCGGGGTCGAATAGTTTGACGCTGAGCAGCCTGCAAGGGGTGAATATGGGGAGTTTGACGGGGGCGCTCTCGTGGTACAAGCGAAGGTTATAAGAGCGTTATCCAGTTATCCAGTTATCCGGTTGACTGGATAACCGGATAACTGGTCAACCGAATAACAGGAATTTTAAAATGACGCGCTTTGTGGTGTATGGACTGGACAATAAGAGTCAGGGTGAGTTTACCGGGATGTTGAACTGCCGGTGGACGGTGGAGGGATCGCTGTCCATCAGCGGGGATGGGGAGACGACGCTGGGCATTTCGGACGAGGTGGCCGCGCAGCCGTGGATGGATTTACGGCGGATGGTGGTGGCGTATCCTGAGGGGCTGCTGCCCTGGGCGGCGATGTTGGACACGCCCTGGAAGGCGAGCTCGCCGGTGGAGATTACGCTGTATAGCCAGGCGTATTTATTGAGCCTGCGCGCGCCGACGATGCCGGAGATGTTCGAGGGGGATGTGTTCGAGATTGCGCAGCGCATCATCGAGCGGATTAACGGTCAGGATGATCTCTTTGTGCGGCTGGGCAATACGGCAGGGGAGGACATTACCCGAATCGAGACGCTGGACATGCGGTCCTATTGGGAACAGTTGCGGGCACTGGCGACGCGGGCGGGCAAGGAAATTTTCCTACGGCCCCAGGAGGACGCGGACGGGGTGCTGATGACGTATGTGGACATCCTGGAGCGGGTGGGGAGCGATAACGGCTTCCTGTACCATGACGGGCCGAATGCCAACATCCAGGCGCTGGACGCGACGGTGGACGGGCATATCATCAATGCGTTGACGGGAATTGGCAGCCAGAGCACGAGCCAGAGCCGGTTGATGACGGAGCCGCAGGTGAACCAGGATTCGGTGGACGTGTTTGGCAAGTGCAGCGCGACGGTGCAATTCCCGAATGTGACACAGGAAAGCGCGCTGCTGAAGAACACGCAAACACGGCTGGAAAGGACGGCCTGGCCGAAGATCAAAATCCCGTTCAAAATTTTGGACGTGGGGGAGGCTTTGCAGAACGCAAGGCCGGGGAACGATTGCTGGCTGCATGTGGGGAATCTGTTCCTGCCGGGCGGGCGGCAGGGGTACCGGGGGCAGGCGCGTTTGACGGCGCTGGCCTACGATGAAAGCACGCGCACGCTGGCGGCTTTGGCGGAGGTGGATGATGTCAGATAGTCCGTTTGCGGGGTTGGACCCGAACGATTTACGGAACGTGGTGTATCAGCAAGGGCAGGCGATTGCGGCGTTGCAGCAGCAGTTGCTACAGCTGCGCGCGCTGGCGGAGGCGACGCCCGACCTGGGGGATGCGCGCGCCGGGCGGTTTATTGCGGCAACGGCGGGCGATCAGCCGACGGACGCGGATTTTAGCGGGACGTTTATGAGCGCGGAGGGCGAGACCTTCCCAGAGGGTACGTTTCATGTAGGGGGGGTAAATGTTGGCGAGCTGCAGTTTGGCCTGAGCGCCGAGGATGGAAGCGCACTAGCGGGAGGTGGCGCGGTACGTTTAGATAAAAACGGGATTCAGATTACGGCTCCGGCAAGCGATGCCGCGAAAAATACAATCCAATTTATCAAAAATGGTATAAAGGTATCCCAAATCAAGGTATATGACGATGGAACCACAGTCGCGTATGCCAGTTTTAGTATAGACACATCTTCTAGCGGAACGAATGAGGATGTTATAACATCAATGAACATAGGTGCTCAGGCTAAATCTGGAAATAATGCGACTCTTGTTCTAAATGCACGAAGGGAGGGCGGAGCCATTTCGCAAATTCTCTTGACATCACCCGGAGTTGGGCAGAGTGAAATCACATTAAATCCGGCAAGAGATAGCGTCGATATTGTTATTTACGGAACATTCTTTGAACCTACGTTTTTTTCCGACGCCAGCACAAATCGCGTAGGAATCGGGACGGCAACGCCATCCGAAAAACTGGAGGTGGTGGGCGGAAATATCAAGGGCGAATTACTCATGCCGGTGGTTGGGTCGCCAACCCTAAACACGCTTTCGGAAGATTTCACCACGCGGGGCAGCAGCGGCGTAGCGGATGGGACGCTGACGTATATCACGGTGGGGAGCAGCGCGGTTAAGATTTCGGTGGCGGCGGGGGAGGGGTATATCCGCAAGAGTAACGACCAGCAGGCCGAATTGGTGTTTTGCAAGTGGCCAGCGTCCACCGATCTGTATACCTTTTCGGCCCCGGCGGCGGGGCAGGAGACGACCATCTTTGTGGGGATTTCTTACAACGCCGGCAATCCGATTGCAATTACTTCGTCCACCTTTTCAGACTTTAACGGCTATGACAAGTTCTGGCTGGGGCGCGTTTCGTATGACGGCACGTCCATGCGCATCTTGAACAGTTACGCCCATGCCGAGGATGTTGCCAACAACACGCGGCTGTGGATGCGGCGGTTGTTCCCGTTCAGGCGGGAGGAAGCGCCGGAAGGCACGGGCGGGCTGGAACTCTCGTCATCGTTGCGGGCGCTGGCGATGACGGCGGGGGCGGCCTGGCATGGCTATAATCGCTACTCGCTTGCGGCGGTGGCGAGCGGCAGCGCGTTCGATACGCATTACAAGCGGAGCGGGGGCGGGTTTAACAAAACGAGCGGGGTGACAGCCTGGCCGAATACGCAGTATGACAACGGCTCCGGCACGCTGCAAACCTTGACGAATAACCGCTATGGGACGCTGTGGGTGTACGTGGACTTTTCGGATGGGTCGCTGGATGTGATGTATGGGGCGGTGGATGCCGTGACGGTGGCGCAGGCACAAGCGGACACGGTCCCGACGACGCCGAACCATTTGACGTATCACGGGCGGCTGATCGGGAGAATCATCTTCCAGAAATCGGCGGCGAGCGCGACGCTGGTGGAATCGGCGTGGTCGAACCAGTTTAGCGCGATGCCGATTAGTGACCATAACCTGTTATCCAACTTGCAGGGGGGGGCGGCCAGCGAGTATTATCACCTGTCGAGCGCGCAGTTGACGCAGGCCTTGCAGGGGTTGGATACGCAGACATATAGCGTGGGGCCAGCGACGGCGCTGGCGCACGCGGTACGGGCGGATCAAATCCAGGCGCAGAGCGTCCAGGCGTATACCACGGGCGGCACCAGCACGGCGTACACGCTGACCACGCTGGCGACGGCGATGGCGCTGACGACCAACGAACGCTGGGCGGTGAAGTTCAACGCGACGGCGGGGGCGACTCCGACGCTGAACCGGGATAGCAAGGGAGCGAAGGCGCTGAAGTATTACGACGCGGCGGGCGCAAAGCAGGCGTGCGGCGCGACGACGATCATCGCCAATATGATCTATGACGTGGTGTATGACGGCACGGATTATGTGGTGATGGGGGCGGGCGGGCCGGATATTTATGCGCCCAAAGACGCCAGCACCACCTTTACGCCGACGCTGGTCGGGCTAACTACGGCAGGAACGGGAACCTATACCACCCAAGCCGGGGCATATTGGACGCTCGGAAAACTGGTATATTTTGAGTTGGATTTGGTCTGGACGGCCCACACGGGCACGGGCGTGATGCGGGTGGACGGACTGCCGTTCACCAAGGCGAATAATGGGATTAATGCGGCGGTGGCGGTAGTTTTCAATAACCTGACGTTGACGGCGGTGGGGAACAAGGTGGAGGCGCAGGTGGCGGCCAATACATCGACGATTAACCTGTTCGAGATTGGCAGCGGCGCGGCGGCATCCATTCCGATGGATACCGCGGGGACGCTGCGGCTGGCGGGATGTTATTTGAAGGCGTGAGCGAATGCGGAATGATGAATGTTGAATAAAAAAACCCGCCACATTTGGGCGCGCTGAGAGCGGAGGCCTGGCGGGTACTGGGGGAGATTATAACCGATTGGCTGTTTCAGGGTTTCAGGCCGCCCTGCATTTGCTGGAGCAGGGCCAGCAACTCGTTGATTTTGTCGCCAACCCCGGCGGGGGAGGTTCCGCTGCCGAGGTTGGCGATGATGTTTTGCACGTCCTGGCCGGTGAAGGCGCCGTAGACCTGGTCGGTGATGGTGACGGAGGCGTGCATGATGTTTTGACTGACGGCTTTGAACTCGGTCATGGTTTTGGCGTGCTGGAGGGCGTAGACCACATGGCCGTGGCGGAGTTTGTGGGGGGATTTGTAGGGCACGCCAGCGCGCTCACAAATGGTGTGCAGGTCGCGTTCGACGGTGTCGAAGCGCCCGGCGTAGGCTTTGACGGTTTGCGTGAGGGTCATGCCGTCGCGGGTGAGGGTGCTGTACCAGAGTGACTCCGGGCTGGCCACGGCGCGCACGCGGGCATCCCAGGCCTGGACGGGGGCGAGCAGGTCGGGGAGGTTGAGCAGGTAGGTGATGGCGGATTTGCGGTTTTTGGTGCGCACGCCGAGGCGCGGGAGTTGCAGGATGTGGCGGGCGGTGAGGTCCACACAGGAGAGCGGGAGGGAGGCGAGTGCGTCGGCGCGCATCCCGGAGAGAAAGAGCAGGCAGGCGCCCGCCTGGGCGCGCTGCTCGCGGAGTGTTGCTGTAGAAACGGCGGCGATCTGCTGGAGGTCTGCGAGGGTGAAGAACTCGTGGATGCGCAGATCGTTTTGCAGGCGCAGGTCGTAGGGGGGTTGCAGGGTTTGCACCCAACTTTCGGGAATGGATTTGTAGCGCCCGGGCCATTCGACGCGCGCCCAGGCGAGGAACAGGCGGGCGGCGGAGAGGGCGCGGACAATGGAGGCGCGCGCCAGGCTGCCGGGTTTGTGGTCGTCGCGGACGGTGAGCAGGTAGGCCGGGTAGGCCGGGGTGACGGAGCGGGCGCGGGGGAGGCTGGTTTCATCGGCCCATTCGAGCAGGTGGCGCAGGTGGGTGCGGGCGCGTTTGGTGGTGGCGGGGTGGTGGTTGTATTCGAGGTGGCGCAGGTAGTCGCGGATGTCAAGCCAGTTCTGACGGTTGATCATGGGTAGGTCTCCGGGCGCGGGCGCGGTTGATGACACGTCCGCAGGTGGGGCAGGTGGATTGGAGGAGTTCGAGGTAGTGGTTGACGGGTTTGACGGTAGGGGCGGTGAGGGGGACGGGTTGGTTGCATTTGAGGCACCAGGCGTAACCATCGGGCAGCCCGGCGCGTTTGGACTTTTTGAGGGAGACGGTTTCGCGCGCCCAGGCGATGAAGGCGGGGCCGTGAATCCAGATGCCGCCATCTTCTTCGCGGATGTGGGGCAAGCCAGCGGGCAGGTAGGAACGGTAGATGGTATCCGGGGCGAGGCCGAGTTCTTCGGCGATTTCGGAGGGGCGGTAGAGCATGTCTAGCAGGCGTTCGAGTTTGACGATGTGGGTGTGTTTGAGGGTGGGTTGGCGCATATTTGCTCCGGGAATCGAAAAACGAGACACGACAGGCCAGGGTTACTGGAGGTTGTCGTGTCTCGTTTTTTAGGGACGGTCAGGAAATGACTGGCCGGTTTTGGTCGGGGCGAAAGGATTTGAACCTTCGACCTCTTGGCTAAGTTCTATCATCTGTAATCCCTATACTGAACGTTTGTTCTTGTTTGGGGGTGTGCCGGGGCGTGGTTTAGGCGGTGTAGAGGCGGGTTTGGCGCAGGGCGAAGACGGCGAGGGCGAAGAGCAGGTAGCCGGGGATGGTGTAGATGACGCCCGGGCTGACGGGGGAGGTGACGAGGGCGGAAAGGCTAACAATAAGGGCGCCGATAATGCCGGTGCGGATAACGCGGGGGGTGTTGTGGGATGAGGCGGGTTCGAGCACGAGGCGGGGGAGGTAGGCGCGGCGGCGGTCGTGCAGGGAGTGGGTGCGCTGGGGGGCGCGGCGTTCGGGGATGAAGCGGCCACGGTAGAAAACGCGCCGGTGACGGCGCGCATGGAGGCGGTGGAGCAGGATGACGGTGATTTCGTCGCGCTCTTCGGGCGTGGCGGAGGTGTGGAGTTGGGGCCAGTTCATAATATTTGGGCAGTATTGCAAGCCTGTTATAATTATGCTATCGTTGGAATATTACTTACTACGAGGTGAAAATATGGACGATGAAATTCTGAGAACCAGCGCGCGTCCCGAAATGCCGCTGGAAGCGTTTGAGAAGTTGCGGAAAGCTTGCCAGAGAACGTTGAGATTCATCGGCAAGAATCATCGTATGGATGGCAACCAGGATGACGAGTCTTATGACGCCGTGCGGCTAGATTTGGAATTGAGCCTGGCGCGCGCGGAGGATGCCTACCTGGCGTGGAATGACCGGGCGTCTTTTTTGAGATTTGACGGCGTGCCGGTGAAGTGGCAGCGGGCAATCTCGGCAGCAAAGGATGATGCGCTGTGGGAAACGGCGCTAAAAATTGCGCTGGAGATGCGCAGTGAGCCGACGGCTGAGATGATGCTTGGCATTCTGGCGGGTGTATCCGTGCTGAAGCAAGCGTAATTTATCCCAGGCCGAGTTTGTGCAAGCCAACCGTCAGGGCGATGGAGGCGGCTTCACGGGTAGCGAAGCCGCTCCAATCGCCCAGGCTGCGCGTGAAACGCTTCCAGGCGCTATTGTTTTTTGCGGCGATAAGTAATTTTTGACCGTCCATTGTGAGACGGGAAATCACGAATTCATAAAGACGGTCATCGGCATAGGTGTGGAATTCGACGATGCAAGCGGCATCTTTGAGCAAAAGAAGATGTTCGGTGATTTCTTCCAATGTATGACCAGGTAAGTGGATATTTTCAAAGGACAGGGGGTTCTGGGGGCTGGCCTGGGCAGCGATGACCGTTAGAAGTTCTTTGAGCAATTCGGGGGAATATGACATGCTTTACCCCTTCAGAACCCAGTGAGCGCCGCACCAAGGATGACGGCGATGGCGAGGTAGGCGGGGAGTTCTTTGAGCGGTCGCAGGCCAAAGAACCAGAGTTGGACACAGAGGGAGGTTAGGCCCAGGATGTTGGCGAGCAGCGGGGACATATTTATGGCAGGGTTTCGCAGGCTTTGCCGTCTTTGTCGTTGCCGTCGAGTTTGGTGTAGCCAGCGTTGTAGGCGGCTTGAGCGGCGGCTTGGGTTTGAAAGTCGGCGCAGGTGACTTTGCCATCACCGTTGGTGTCGTAGCCAGTGGATTGGGGAGCGGGCACATCGGTGGCGCGGACAGGCTGGGTGGGGAGGGCTTTGAGCGGGGTGGTGGCGGCAAGGGTGGGAGAGGCGATTTTTGTAGGGCGAGTGGTGACGGTAGGGGTAAAGGTTGGAATGTGGGTAGATGTGGGCAATGGGGTGAAGGTAGGCAAGGGTGTGGGCGTAATGGTGACGGTGGCGGTGTGGGTGGGGCGCGGGGTGCGGGTGGGCATTAGCCCGGCGCTTTCCATGACGTAGAAAACGCGGTCAACGGCGAAGGCGATGCAGGAGCAGGCGACGCAGAGTATGAGGACGATGGCCCAGATGGGCATTTTCTTTTTCTTCGGTGCTGGCGTTGGTTGGGCGGAGTTGATGGTCATGTTTTCCCTTCTTTGTCGTGGATGATGCGGGTGTAATCTGTTTGCTGGTAGATGGCGGCTCGCTTGCGATTCTCTATTTTTAGCAGGGCAATCTGGCGCAATTCGGCCTGCTCTTCGGGCATGAGTTTGGAGAGTAAGTTCTTCCAATCTTCGGCCCAAATTTGTTCGATGGTCATGTCCGGCACTAAGCCGGCTTTTGAGAATACGGTCATGGGGGAAACGTTGAGTGCTTCGGCAATGCGTCCACAGATGTCATATCCGGGCGGAATACCAGAGCGCGCCCGACTGAGAGCAGAGTGGGAGAATTTCCCCCGTTGGGCAATCTTGTAATCAGTGAGGCCGTTTTTCTTTTCCTGTTCGTCAAGCCATTCGATAAAAGAGTTAGACATAAATAGGTTTTTCTGTAGACATTATTTCACGGAGACGGGGCGATTTGTCAACGAATATATGTCTACGTATTGACAAAATTATAACGCGGGAGTATTATGTCGATAGATAGACGCAAGAGCGACGACCAATAGACAGGAGTAACTGAATGAGCGTACAAAAAACGAATGACTGGCGGCGTGTGGCCGTGAAGCCGAATACTGGCAAGAAATTGGACATCCTGCTGACGCTGGTGAATATGAACCGGGCGGTGAATGACCGCATGTCGCTGTATGACCTGGCGGCTGAGATTGTGGACGCCGAATGGCAGAAAGCGAAGGCGCGCGGGCTGCTGAGCGCGGAGATGCTGAAACTGGATGACGCCGAGCATGAAAGCAAGCAGCCGGTGTACGTGGCTGCGGAGCCGGTGGCATGAACGCAGTGAAGGACGCAAGCCCGTATAACCGGCTGGTGATCCACCGGCGAATGCTGAACGAGGCGTTGTTGATGGCGGCGGCGATTGTGGAGGCTTCGCAGGTGAGCGCGCAGTCGATGACGGTGACGCGGGATGACAGCGGGTTTTGGGTGGTGGAGATGTATTTCCCGACGGTGGAGGGGTTGGGATGAGCGGCACCCCCATCCCGGCCTTCCCCCAAATGCAAAGTGCGCATTTAGGGGAAGGGGCGAAGTTGTTGGTGGTTTGCGGGCAGACCTACCGGGGCGCGGTGATTGTGCGCACGGCAGCGGGCGCAGCGTTGCTCGGCGAGCCGTTCCACTTTCGGGATGCGGACGAGGCGCGGGCGTTTGTGGATGCGCGGCGTTTGTTGGATGAACTCACGGCGGACGGATTCGAGTTGGTGTCATACGCCGAGTGTACGCCGGTGGAGGCCTGAGATGGTAGGCAGCGAAGCCGCTTTGCTGAAAATTGGCCTGATTTTGGCCGGGCAAGCCCTGGGCGCGATTGCGCTGGCGGCGCTGGTGCGCGTCATCTCCAGGCGCAAGATTACCGGGCAGACGTATTGGATGGTGGTGTGTGGGGTGGCTGGCACGGTAGTCATCTCTGGGCCGCAAATCGGCTGGGAGAACGTGGCCTTCCTGGCGGGCTGTTTTGCGCTGACGGGCTTCATCATGGGCGTGGAGTATTTCACCCGGCTGGCTGATGAACACAAGGCCGCCCAGGACATCCGCGAGGAAGGGCTGACGAAATGAGCAACCCGGCGCGGATGGGTAAGACGGAGTGGCGCAATGCCATCCGGCAGGCGCGGGAGGCCAACGCCGACCTGCGCGCCCTGGTGGGCAGGCTGGTGCGCGAGAGCGCCAGCCCGGTGACGCAGGCGCTGGCCGGGAAGATGGCGCTGAGCCTGGTGGATACGGAGCAGGCCATCAACCGGCTGGATGAGATTGCAAGGAATAGTGAGAAGAAGGTAATTAGGGATTAGGTAATTAGGGATTAGGTAATTAGGGATTAGGTGATTAGGTAATCAGGCAAGCACGGGCTGGCGGGCGCAGGGCGAGGCGCACTTTACTGGTAGCAGGCGGTTCGAGACCGTCACAGCCCACAAGCTCCACGGAAGGAGTGCAGCACCTTAACAAGACGAACCCGTTGGGCAGGGCACGACCGGCACAGGAACGGCGGGCAGGGTTCTGAGATGGTTCAGGGGGCAGGGATGAGCCAAATTAGGTAATTAGGAATTAGGTAATTAGGAATTAGGGCGCGCAGGTGGCGGGCAGGTTGGCGTGAGTGCGAATCTGCTTCGGGGTTTCGATGCCCTGGCGCTTTTTGGGCAGTCCGTTCCTACAACGGCGGGCTGTTGCAACGTTCGACCAGCAGTGTACATCTGTCGTGGATGTAGCAGGCTCATACCTGCCTGGCCGATTGGAAACGTCGCTGCGAGGTGGTCCCGCGCGCAGCGGCTAGAACATCCAACCGCCGCAAGCGGAAGTGACAGTGAATGACACGCGGGACTTTATTCACCCTGGCCAATGCCTGCGCCGCCTGGAAAACGGCGCAGGCCCGGGCGGGACATTCAACGATGGAGGCTCTTGAAATGGCAAGCACAATCATTATTCATCCAGAAGCGGTGGAGAAGGACGCGCTCATGCAATGGGTGCGGGATACGCAAAAAATCACTGGCGCGGTGATCAGCGTGGTGGAACGGCTGGAACTGACGGCGGATGACCCGGCGGTGAGCAGCGCGCTGAAGTCGCTGTTTGCCACGCCGGAGGTGAAGGGGCAGAAGAAACTGAAGCGGCGCGAAGCGCCAGAGATGGCGACCGCTTTCCGGTTGCCCAGCGCGCCGGCCAAGGCAGTGCGGGCCTGGCGCGTCCTGGGGGAGGACGGCAAGCCCAAAGAGCGCATCTCGGCGGAGGAGCGCGACTTGCGGCTCTCGAAGGCGGACTTTCCGACGGGGACGGTGCTGCACCATCCGAAGGAGGGCAAGTATCGCGTGATTGGCCGCATGGGCGGCGAGGCGCAAACGTTGACGGAAGCGGTATAGGAGAGCGGCAATGGTTACTGTAAAACTGTACGATTTGGCTTTGGCTCTGGCGCGCGTGACGCCTTGCGCCTTGAAAGGCGAGGGGCATCCCATCCTAGAGAATGTGTTGGTGGAGGCGGATAGCGCGGCTTCCACGCTGACGCTGACGGCAAGTGATGGTTTCCGGCTGGGCAAGGCTGTTCTGGCGGCTCAGGTAGAAACATCGTTTCGCAAAATGTTTCCCGCCAATAGTTTCGCCTGGATCAATCCACATAAGTTGACATTTAGCGCGCTGGACGTGCTCCTGGACCCGGCCCAAATGGCGGATGCAGGGCCGTATCCAAAAACCGGAGCCATGCAGCCGACGACCGAAGCAATTGTGATTGTTTTGCCGGCGAAGTTGCTGGCCCTGGTGCGGTCCTTGAAGCGGTTTGTGGATGCTTCGCAAGATGTGTATTGGTCGATTACGTCCAGCGGGCATGTGCTGGAAATCAAGCAAGACAAGATCAATTCGCGCTGGAATGTCCCAGCCGATCTTTATACAGGCCGCTCGATCTGGTTTTGCGTTAGTTTCGGGCAGCTTGCCAGTGTGCTGGCTGCTGCGCAGGGCGAGGCGGAATTGAGCCTGCATTTTCGTTCTACCAAGACGCTCATTATCTTCTCTGGCGCGGGCGGGGCTAATACCTGGTGGCTGATGCCGCAGAACGGGCACATGGATTACCAGCCGCTCGTAGCCTATAAGGAGTCCTGAGATGGACGTGCAATTGATTGACTTGAAACAGATTTACCCGAACCCCTGGCAGCCGCGCACGACGGAGGATGCGGCGCAGGTGGAGAAACTGGCCCACAGCATCGCGGCGGACGGGCTGCTCCAGGCGCCGGTGGCGCGGCAGGTGGGTGCGCATTATGAACTGGCCTTCGGGCATACGCGCTATAAGGCTTACCAATGGTTGAACGCGCAGCCGGACGATTTCTTCATGGAAAGCGGCTACCTGCTGAACGATTACAGCGTGATGCCCATCCACGTGATGGAGTTGAGCGACGAGGCCATGTTCCGGCACGCGGTGAGCGAGAATATCCAGCGCAAGGATTTGGACGCGGTGGAGGAAGCCCAGGCGATGAAGCGGGCAATGCTGGATTTTGGCTACAACAGCAAGCAGGTGGGCGCGCTGTTTGGGAAGAGTGACGCGACGGTGCGCGGGCTGGTGCGGCTGCTGGACCTGCCAGAGGAAGCGCAGGCGAAGATCAAGACGGGGGAGATTAGCCAGGGGACGGCGCGCAGCCTGTTGGCGGTGGCGCCGCTGGTGAAGCCGGAAGCGATCAACGCGCTGGCGGCTAACCTGGCGGCGAACCCGGGCCAGAACGCCGGGGCGGTCAACTGGGACATCAGCCAGGCGCTGAGCAAAGCGCACGCCGTCAAGCTGGGCAAGGACAGCGCCGGAGACGAACTGTGGCCGCTGGACTGGCAGCCCGCGCAGCGCATCCCGCCGGGCGCGGAAGCCGCTAAATTGTGGAAAGGGGCAAAAGTGCTGGGGGCGCATAAACGCCCGATTGCGGAAGTCTTTGACGCCATTGCCGAGTATGGGCGCACCGATCTGTGGGAGCAGGCCAGCCAGGACTATCCCGACTGGGCCGACGCCGTGACCTTTTTGAGCGAACTGAGCAACCCGCCCATCTGCACCGCGTGCCCGCGCCTCGGCAAGCATGACGGCCTGCACTGGTGCGGCTCGAAACCCTGCTTCACGCGCAAGGCCAACAGTTGGATGCAGGCGGAGTTGAGCGCGCTGAGCCAGGCGACCGGCATCCGCGTGTATGACGCGGCGGTGGATGGCGAGTACCTGAAGATTAGCAAGGAATATGAATACGGCATGGGCGAGGAGCGGAAACGCGCTGAAGAGCACAACGCCGCCATCCGCGCGCGCTACGCGAACGCTGACCCGGACTTGCGGCTGGCGCTGGCAGATGAGACCTACTACGGCGCGCACTGGCTGACGGGCCGCGTCCGCATCATTGTGGTGGATGTGGGGGAGCAATCCAAGGCGCAGTTTGCGGCGGATGCCAAACGCGCGCAGGAGCGCGAAGCCAGAAGCCGCGAGCAAAGCGAAAACGCCAAACTTTTTGCTCAGAACCAGGACAAGGCCAGGCAGTTTCTCTCCGAGCAGGCGCGGCATTACTTCGCGGCGGGCTTTGAGAAGATGGATAACCTGGCGGTGCTGCTGGACCTGATTGGCATCGCGGATAAGAGTTTTGGCGAGAAAAGCCGCAAACAAAAACTGGCCGAGTTGCGGCTGGAACTGGCCCGGCGGGCGCTGAATAACGTCGTCGATTGGCAGATGTCGCAGAAAGGCCCGGCGGCGGTGGCCAAGCATTTGCAGGGCGTGGCCACCACCTGGGGCATCCGCCTGCCGGAGGATTGGCTGGAGATGGCCGCGCGTTATGCGGTGGACGGCGCGCCCGTTGTCACGGAAACGCCTGAAGAAGAAGAAGAAGAACTCGAGGAGGCCTGATGACGAATATCCTTTTTCCGCCGACTTTGGCGCAGACGCTGTTGGAAGTGTTGGAAGGGCATAAGGGGCGGGGGGCGGCGATTGGGCGCGTGGCGCTGGTGGCCGCGATCACGCGGCAGGGCTTCAAGATGCATGAGCGCCAGGTGCGGGAGTGCATCAAACACCTGCGGCGCAAGGGACATTTGATCTGCGCCATGCCAGGCGCGGAGGGCGGTTATTACCTGGCGCAGACGAACGAAGAGTTCCAGGAGTTTGACCGGGCGGAGTTTGGCGCGAAGATCGCGGACATGAACGAGACGCGCCAGGCGATGCTGAAGGCGGCACGGCAATATTTTGACGTTACTGCGGTGCAGGCGCCGCTGTTATGAGCGGCAAGAAGCAGCCGACCTGCTCGAAGTGTGGGCGCCGGTTGACCGATCCGTATAGTATCGCGGTGGGGATGGGGCCGGAGTGCCGGGGCGGCGCGGCGCGGGCGGGGAAGTCGCTGCCCAAACCACGCTGGAAAGTACAGGGCGGGCGGGTGACGTTTGACGGTCTGACAGCCGCCGCACCGTTGCCCGCTGCGCCCGTGGAGACGAACATGCCACAAACCTGGGTGCTGGATAAGCGCGCCCAAGCGCATTGGGTAAAGATTTTTGGCGCATCCTTTTTCCTGACGGCGTGCGCGCTGGCGCTGCCGCGGGACGCGGGTGCGGTTGAGACGGAACGGATTGCCCTGGCGGGCGCGCCGGGCCGCTCGTATCGCCGTCCGTTGGAAGATATTCCGACGTGCGAGGCCTGTTTGAAGAAGGCGCAGGAGCAGGCGTAGGTAGTAATCAGGTATCAGGTGTAAGGCTTGGAGGAGCCATGAAAAATAAGATTTTGGTTGCGTTGATGTGTTTGCCGCTGTTGTGCGTGGTGCTGGTGTTTGCGACGATGCTGTTGATGGGGGCGGCCCCGGGGTTGATGGCGGGCACGCCGTCAACCCCGTTGATTAGCGGCGGGCAGACTTTCTATGGATACGTCTGCCCCGCGCCGCATAATCTGACCATCTGGTTGAGTGAGCCGTACTGGCGGGCCGATTTTATCGGCCACCTGTGCAATTGGTTGATGTGGGGGCACGAATAACGCGCCGGTATTTCAAGAAAAGCCCCCGACCGGTGACATCGGTCGGGGGTCGGGCGAAAGGATAAGGAACGCCCGTGTCAAAATTTTACTCTAAAAAAAGGATAAAACCATGAAACTTGCCATTGTTATTCTCGCCCTGGCCGCCATCATTATTGTCGGCGTGGGCATTTACTCAGCCTTCCAATCGCCAGTGGCCACGGCCCAGGCGGATGTGATGAGATTGGAAGCTATCGATCAACTCCAGGATAGCGCCCAGGCGCGGGCCCAGAAGAACCTGGAGTTCGCGCTTGAATATCAGAACAAGGTTCGGGCGCAACAAAAGGAAATTGAAGACCAGGCCCGGAACGAACAGTTGGGAAGCATGTTCGGCGGGGCGGTGGTGGTGGTCGTATCTGCGGTGTGGATGTTGGCGATATTCGCCGCCGTCAGTTTTTTCTTTGCCAAGTTGACCGGGAGGATATAACATGGCCCGCTCATTTATTGGCTTGATTATTCTCGTTGGGGTGGTGGCGGTCCTGATCACGATTGCCACCAACCTGGATGCCCAGGGGCAGCCTACCGTCGATAACTTTACCGCTGCGCTGCAAGCCACCCGGTTGCCCGCCGCGCAGCCAAGCGCCACCCGCACGCCGACGCAAGCGCCAACGGCCACAACCAACCCGGAAGTGCTGAAAGCGGCGGAGAACTTGCAGATTGCTATCGGCGAAGTAACGCGGTCAGCGGCGCTGGCGACTTCGGCGGCCAATTATGCGACCGCCACCACCATCGCCATGACGCAGGCGGCGGATAGCAGGGCAGCGGCCAACGCGGCGGCGATTGAAAAAATCAAGGCCGACACCGACAAGAAACTCGCCGTTGACACGGCCAACGCCAAGGCTGAAATTATGCGGTTACAGATGACGGCGACGGCGGTCTACATCGTAGAGAACCAGCAACGCGAACGTACATCGTCCCAGGCGGCAACGGTGATCTGGTTGATCATCATTACGGGAGTGGTAATCGCGCTTGTCATTTTTCTGTATTACGTGCGCGATGCCCTTTCGCGGGCCAAGAAACGCACGGACAGGGCAGAGCAAGCGCAGCGCCCGGCTCAACAGGATGAAGATTTCAGCCATCCGCATGTGCAGCCGAGCGCGCCGGCTGCGCCAGCCTTCCGGGCGCGAACGTATCCGGTTTATGCGGGCATCTCGACGGCTTCTTGCCCGGTCTACCCGGCGACGCTGCACGAGGTGGCACGGTTGATCAGCATGGAAGGCAAGAACTACGCTGAGTCACCGATGACCGGGAGCGGCAAGCCGCTGGTCAAGGATGGCAACTTTGACGAATTGGGCGCGTGGTTGGTGCAGATGCAACTGGTCATCTATGACGAAGCGCACCGTTATCACATCACGAGCCTGGGGAAGCGCTTCTTTGCAGAAGTGGCCCAGAGCCGCCCATAGCACTCCCCCACTCCATCCTATCCCCCCTGCTCCGATCAAATGCGCCGGAAATGCGCCTGAAATGCGTGCGTGCGTGTGCGTGCGTGAGGGCGCGGAGGGGGTGGGGGAGGGGGGAGGTCGGTAAGTGTCAGGTGTCAAGTATCAGGTATCAGGAGAGAATGGTATGAAATGGCTGGCGAATATCAATATCAACACATTTAGCATTGCGCCATATATGGCGGGCAGCCCGCCGGCGCTGGTGATGGGCATTAGCCTGTATAAGGCGATTATGGCATCGGTCGGCGTTGAGTGGCAAGCTTTGGCGGGCCTGGTGGGGCTGATGGGCGTGATCGGGATGCTGACGGTCGAGAAAAGCATCTACGAGAGCCTGGCGCGGGCCTTTGCGGAAAAGCAGTGGGGCGCGCTGAAGGTGGCCGCAGCCGGGGCGTTGATTGTGACCGGCATGTTCATCTACACCGTGTATTCGGGCAATGACACGCGCCCGCTGATTTCCACGTCCATTGCGACGCTGGTAGGCTGGTGCGCACTTATCCTAAAAAAGTACCTGGATACGGTGCAGGAAAAACAGACCGAACAACTGACGGCTGAAACGGTACGCACCGACAACCAGGCGAAGATTTTGAAGTTGGAGGCTGATATAGAGCGCCAGAAAGCCAACACAGCGCGCGCGGAGGCTCGCAAGGCGAAGGCGTCCGGCGGACAGTCGTCCGGCGCGTCCGGCGGACAGTCGTCCGGCGCGTCCGGCTTGTCCGGCGGACAAGAGCCTGTGTCCGGTGGACAAGCCGGACAGGGTCAATGCAACCCGGACATCCTGGCGAAGGTAGTGGATTATTTGCGCCAGCAAGAAAGGCCGGAGGCGGTGACTGTGCGCCAGTTGGCGGAGGCTAAGTTGGGCGTGGGGAAAAGCCAAATGGTGTATTACAAGGCCGAGGCGTTGAAGCGGTTAGCAGTGGAGGCGGGCTGATGTTGGCGTTGGAGTATCAGCCGACCGGGAAGAATAACGGCAATCGCATCTGGCATTCGGTGGCCAGGGTGGAAGAAAAGGGGCGCGCCAGCGTGCTGGTGACGGCGTGCGGGATGCGTTTGCCGAATCGTCAGCGGAAGGTGATGTGCCTGCATTTGGATGAGTACCAGCGCTGCCCGGATTGCCGCCGGGAGCGGTTGAAAGGGTATCGGAGGTACGCATGAGCGGACTGGTGATGGGGTTGGTGTGGGAGTTGCCGATCGAGGGCGAGTTTGGCCGGGCTGAGAAGTTCATCCTTTTGGCCTACGCTGACCACAGCGACCAGAACGGTAAGAATATCTTCCCGAGTATTGACCTGATCTCGACCAAAACGGGCTACCGCGAGCGGGCAGTGCAGCTGGCAACCAAGACGCTGGAGAAGTTGGGGCTGTTGGTGCAGGATGGTTTGGGGCCGCATGGGACGAACCGGTGGCATATTCCACTGTTACGGGCGGAGGGGGGTGTAAAAATTGCACCCCTGCCGCCAGCGGACGTGTCGAAAAATGCACCCGAAGGAAATGCACCCCTGACGGCTGCGGAAATGTCGAAAAATGCACCCGAAGGAAATGCACCCGAAGGAAATGCACCCGAACCAGAAGTAGTAGTTAAAGAATCTTCTTCTTCTTCTGGGGAGGGGGAGCAAAAAAGTGGCGCGGAGGAAACGGGCAAAGGGGCAAAAGAGCAACCCCCCACCGGCTCCCCCCAAATCCAAGAACAGGATTTGGGGGGAGAGAAGGCGCGGCCAAATATCTTCGGGCTGTACGAGGCGAACATTGGCGCGGTGACACCGCTTTTGGCGGATGTGCTGCGGGAGGCTGAGAGAGATTACGCGGCCACCTGGGTTGAGTATGCTTTCCGCGAGGCGTGCAATAACAATAAGCGCAGCTGGAAGTATGTCGAGGCAATTCTTAAGCGCATCAAGACCGAAGGCTTTGGAGGCATGGATGGAAACAAATTATCTGCTGGCAAAGGAAAATCTGCCGACGGGGCGCGGCGGGCGGAAGGCGATCGGGCAGATGACGCGGCACCTACGGACGCTCGCCGAGCGGCTGCCGACCGCATCAACGCTCGCCGACGCGAAAAAGCAGGCGCAGGTTGAATGCGAGATTTGCAACGGGCTGGGATGGTACACCTACGATGTCCAGCCAGGGCATCCGCAGTTTGGAAAGGCGCAGGTTTGCACGTGCCAGCACAGCGTTTTGCACGAGCGCTTGCAAGCCCTGAGCGGTCAGAGCGCGGCGGAGTCGCGGGTGCGGCTGGGTGATATTGATCCGGCGGCGGGGCCTGGCACGGCGGCGATGGTGGCGGAGGCGCAAGCGTTTGTGCGCGCGCCGATGGGCATCTTGACGATTACCGGGCGGTGCGGCAACGGGAAGAGCGACACGCTGCACGCCGTCGTCAATGAGTGCATTGCGCGCCAGGTGGAGGCGGTGTATGTGACGATCTTCGACCTGATGGGCTGGGTCAAGGAAGCCTTCAACCAGGACGGCGGCGTGAAGAACGACTCGGCCTGGGGGCGGATGAAGGCGTTTGAACGGGTGCGGGTGCTGTGCGTGGATGAGTTCGATAAACTCCAGCGCACGGCCTGGATGGTGGATCAGATCACGGACCTGGTGGACGCGCGGCATCGTTACGGGCTGGATGGGACGCTCGGCACGGTGATTGCCATGAATGCCGGCGTGGAGTCGATGCCGGAGTGGATTGCCAGCCGCTTGAAGGATGGACGCAACCGGCGGGTGGTGAATGATGATGCGGATATGCGTCCGCTGATGGAGCGATGACATGGACATGGATTGGTCGATGACGGTTTACCTGGCAACGCCGATGGATGCGATGCGGGCTTTGGATGCGGAGCGCAGCCATGCGGAGCAGTTCAGCACGGAGGCGCGGGTGTGGGATACGCTGGCGGCGCGGTACGAGGCGCAGGGGCGTCCGGCGCAGGCGGCCAGTTGCCGGCGGCGCGCGGCGCATTATGCGCAGGCAGAACAGTTGTTCCAGGCGGCGGAGGTGGTGTATGAGTGCGTCTGAGAAGCGGGTGGAACTGGCGGTGGCGGAGGCCAGCGCGGCGCGCTGCGTGGCGGATTTGGAGCCGTATTGCGTGCCAGGGCGGCTGGTGGTGGTGGGCAGCGTGCGGCGCAAGGCTGCGACGGTGGGTGACATCGAGGTGATGCTGATGCCGTTGCCGTCCACGGCGCGCGATTTGTTCGGTCAGGTGGTGGCGGGCGCGAACCAGGTGGAGGAGCATTTTGAGCAGCTGGCAGCGCAGTGGGGGGCGCAGGTTTTGATGGCGGGGCCAAAGAAGAAAACGCTCCGGCTGCGGGAGGGGCTGAAGTTGGAAATCCATCTCAGCAATTCCGCGGCCTGGGGGGTGGAGATGGTGATCCGCACGGGGCCGGAGGAGTTTACCAGGCGGTGTGTAACAGCGCGGCGGCAGAGCGGGTACCTGCCGAGCAATTGCCGGGTGACGGATGGATGGCAGGTGCGGCGCGGGGCGGGGTATGTGCCGATGCCGACCGAGGGGGCCTTTTTGCAGTTCTTGGGATTTGCGCCCAATTTGGCGCCGGAGAGCCGGAGCGGGAATTTGCGTCCAGGTGTTTCGGTGGAAACGGAGGCACGCGATGTCAGCCGGTGAGCGCCGTTTATGGTGGTGCCGGAAAGGGCATATCCTGGGCGAGATCAAGCATGTGCAGGTGGGGCGGCACCGCGTGCGCGCGTTGATGCTCTACGAGCAAAGCGTGACGCTGGAGGGGCTGCCGTCAGAGTTGCCTGTCCTACGCGGACGGGTAACGGGCGGGATGGACGCGATCCAGTGCACGCTGTGCCATGCCGAGCGGGATTGGGTGGTGGGGGAGGATGCGCTGAACGCGCTGTTGGAGGGGCGCAGGGCGAGGCTGGAGGCAGAGACATGAGCACGTCCCAGCCTTACCGCCCGAACATTGGTCGAGGTCATGCGCGGTTGTTGACCGAGATCACGCTGGCGATGAATGACGGGGCGCTTTCGCACTGGGCCGACATTGACACGCTGCGACGCATTATTGAGTCGGCGTGGCTGAAGACTTTCCCAGGGAAGGCGCTGCCGGTTGGCCTGCCGCGCAAGGTGCGCGTGAAGGATGTCGAGTGAGTGTACAAGTGTACATTCTGGTAAATACATAGTTAGGCACTATCTTCGAGAGGCATAAGCGCATGAAGTTTATCTCACTGTTTTCAGGCATAGGCGGCTTTGATTTGGCGTTTGAACGCGCAGGCATGGAGTGTGTCGCAGTCTGTGAAATTGATAAAAACGCTCAATCTGTTTTGCGCCGTCATTTCCCGAAGGCTGAATTATTTGATGATGTGCGAAAGGTAGGTAAAGAAACACATGAGCGAAAATCAATTGACCTTATTTGTGGTGGATTCCCCTGTCAGGATGTCAGCATTGCAGGAAAACGGGCGGGCATTGCTGGAGAGCGAAGCGGATTATGGTTCGAGTTTGCAAGAATTATTGATGAACTTGAGCCGAACTGGGTTGTTATCGAAAATGTCCCTGGTCTTTTATCCAGCAACAACGGAAAAGATTTTGCCGTCATCGTTCAATGGCTGGCGCAACGCGGGTATGGCGTTACCTGGCGGATACTTGACGCTCAATATTTCGGAGTTCCCCA